TGATCAGACGCTCCATGCCTAACCTGGTCGCTTATGACCTGGCTGGCGTTCAACCGATGAGCGGTCCTACTGGACTGATCTTCGCAATGCGTTCTCGCTACGCTGGTCCTGGAACCCCAGGTCAAGACGGTACTGAAGCATTCTTCGATGAAGCAGATACCGCCTTCTCTGGTCAGGATCATGGCTTCGACCTGACTGGTAGCGACAACGTTGCTGGTTTGGGTACTACCTCACAGACTGGTAGCAACCCTGCTGCTCTCAACCCTGTTGGTTCTGCTTCTTCCCTCGGTTATACCGTTGGTCAGGGCATGGCAACTGGCGATGCTGAAGCTCTGGACGGAACTGGTTCGGATGCCTTCAACGAGATGGCATTCAGCATCGAGAAGGTCACTGTAACCGCTAAGTCTCGTGCGCTGAAAGCTGAGTACAGCCTTGAGCTTGCTCAGGACCTGAAAGCAATCCACGGTCTGAACGCTGAAGCGGAACTCGCCAACATCCTCTCTACTGAGATCCTGGCTGAGATCAACCGCGAAGTCATCAGAACCATCTACAAGGTTGCTGAGCAGGGCGCTACCCTCAACACCGCCACCGCTGGTGAGTTCAACCTGGACGTTGACTCCAACGGTCGCTGGTCTGTTGAGAAGTTCAAAGGTCTGCTGTTCCAAATCGAGCGCGATGCTAACCAGATCGCACAAAGAACTCGTAGAGGAAAGGGCAATATTGTAATGTGCTCCGCTGATGTCGCTTCGGCTCTGACCATGGCTGGCATCCTGGATTACACCCCTGCCCTGAACGCTAACCTGAACGTTGATGACACTGGCAACACCTTTGCTGGAACCATCAATGGTAAGTATCGCGTCTACATCGATCCTTACGCTGCTAACAACTCTGCTAACCAGTATTACGTTGTTGGTTATAAGGGCACTTCCCCTTATGACGCTGGTCTGTTCTACTGCCCTTACGTTCCTCTCCAGATGGTTCGTGCCGTTGGTGAGAACTCCTTCCAGCCGAAGATTGGCTTCAAGACCCGCTATGGTCTGGTCGCTAACCCATTCGCTGAAGGCACCACCCAGGGTCTTGGCAGACTGCGTGTAAACGCTAACCGTTACTATCGTCGCGTCAAGGTCACGAACCTGATGTGATATAATATAGACTTCCGTGTGAAGGAAGTGACGAGGGGTCTTCGGACCCCTCTTTTTTTTGTCTAAATAGTGATGATGAATTAACTTTATCATGTACTCATCATGTACTACAAACCTTATTCACCAGAGTGGCATCGATATCGGTATTTGAAAGAAGCAATCGACAAGTACCTTGACGATAATATCAAAAATGAAATTATCGTGCGTGACATTCTAGATGTTATATGTGAACGTCAGGAGGCGGCACATGCAGAATACCTCAGGTTAGGGGACTTAGAAGAAAAACTGAGAGAGTAATCTATGTTGTCTACTCAATACCGACTTCGCTTAGAATTTATTTGCAAAAAAATTGCTAATAAAGAAGAAGTTAAACTTGACGATATGATCTGGGCAGAAAAATTGTCAAAGGCAAATACCACTGCCCGCGAATGGTTAAGGAAAGCAAGGCGACAAGCTGCTCAAGATATTGAAGAGGGCAGTATGGATGATTTTATGAATAGGATGGGACTAGGAGACCCCGACCCATCTAATTACAAATCAGGGTTCTCTGGAGCGGATGAAATCGTAGATTGGTTCAAACAAGACAAACCAGACGACTGGAGGCAGCGTGACTAGGAATCTTTCCATAGTTTACAGTGACGGAAGTCAAGAATGCGAAAGAGTCTGTTCTCTCTTAAGACACATCGAATTTGATTTTAGAGAGTATCGTCTCAATCAACACTTTACACAGAGAGCATTTGAACAAGAGTTTGGTGAAGAAGCGACCTATCCTCAGGTTGCTATTGGTGCTAAACACATTGGTAATCTCAAAGAAGTTCTCCAGTACATGGATCGACAAGGCATGTTAGTATGACTAACTCAAACCCATACAAAAGGCAAATACAAAATAGAAACTTCCTATCTCCAACGGGATTTAAATTTTCCCTGCAGAGATGCCCACAGGCAAGTTTCTTTGCCAACTCATGCAACTTTCCAGCAGTGACTCTCGGAGTTGCTGTTCAGCAAACTTATCTCAAACAGATCGATAGACCTGGAGATCAACTTCAGTTTGAAGACTTCTCATTGAGATTCTTGATTGATGAAGATCTGGAAAACTACATGCAGATCCAAAACTGGATGCGTGGACTTGGATTTCCTGAGTCCCTGCAACAAATCTATGACGAAAGAAAGAAGGGTGCTTCTCTTTATAAGAACGCATCTGAAATGGGTGAGGAAGAATTGTTCTCAGACGGAACTCTACAAGTTCTGAGCAACAACCTCACTCCACAGTTTTACTTGAAGTTCTATGGATTGTTTCCAGTATCTCTGTCTACACTTCAGTTTGATGCCACACCATCAGATGTAGACTACTTTACAGCAGACGTTACTTTCAAGTATACTTACTATGAAGTGACAGACTTGAGCGGCAGAATTTTATGAATCTTGAGAATATACAAAGTATGTGGGAGAAAGACTCACAGATTGATCAAGATAATCTTCACACAGAATCACTAAAGATACCAGCACTACACGCAAAGTATCACGACATTTTCAATAACCTTCTTCTCCTGAGAAAGAAGGCAGAACAACAGCGCAGAAATATCCGTCACGAACGTCATCAATATTACTCTGGTAAAGCAGATCCAGATGTTTATATTGAAAATCCCTTTCCCAAAAAAGTTAGGGATAAGAGTGACATGGAAAGATATCTTTGTGCTGATGAAAAACTGAGTCAGGTCAGTTTGAAAATTGACTACTACGAAACTCAGCTAAATTATATTGAGAGCATTCTTAAACAAATAAGCAACCGCACTTATCAAATCAAGAATGCTATTGAATGGCAAAAATTCATTAGTGGATATGGTTAATCTGGAAATCCAAAAGAAGAATGAAGTCTACCTGAAGATATCAGCAGAACCACATGTATATCAGGAACTGTCAGACCACTTCACGTTTGAAGTTCCTGGTGCAAAATTTATGCCTCAATACAGAAGCAAGTATTGGGATGGGAAGATAAGACTATTCTCTACGCATACGGGAGAGATCTATGTTGGTCTCCTGGATAAAGTCATTTCTTTCTGCAAGCAATATGATTATGAATATACGTTCGTAGACAATAAATTTTTTGGCACACCATTTGAAGTCAATGAAATGATTTCATTTGATGGTGTAAAGGATTATATGACTAAGATTGCTCGTCATAAACCACGCGAATACCAAGTAGAGGGAGTATACGATGCTCTAAGACACAATAGAAGGTTATTGATAAGTCCCACTGCATCTGGCAAATCTTTGATGGTGTACGCTCTTTCAAGATATCATACTGACTACAACAGAAAAATCCTGGTAGTTGTTCCAACGACATCGTTAGTAGAGCAGATGTATAAGGACTTTGAGGAATATGGATGGGATCCTGAGACATACTGTCACAAAATATATTCGGGAAAAGAAAAGGAGAGTAACAAAGCAATCACAATTACAACTTGGCAATCTATCTACAAACTAGAACGTAAGTGGTTTGAGAAGTTTGATGTTGTAATCGGAGACGAAGCACACTTGTTCAAGTCTAAGTCACTGATCAATATCATGACTAAACTCCATACTGCAAAGTATCGGTATGGATTTACTGGAACACTAGATGGCACACAGACTCACAAGTGGGTTCTGGAAGGATTGTTTGGACCTTCATATAAGATCATCAGAACTGAAGAACTGATGAAGAAAGGACACGTTTCTAAACTTGATATTAATTGTATCATCCTCAAACACAATCCACAGAAATTTGAAACATATGAGGATGAAGTTCAATACATTATATCACATGAGAGAAGAAACAACTTCATCAAAAATCTAGCAGTAGACTTGAATGGAAACACTCTTGTTTTATTTAATAGAGTGGAAACTCATGGCAAGCCATTATTTGAATTAATAAATAGTTCGGTAAAAGAAAACCGAAAGGTCTTTTATGTTCATGGTGGGGTTGATTCCCTGGAGAGAGAAAGAATCAGAGAAATTGTAGACACTGAAAACAATGCGATTATCGTAGCATCGTATGGAACCTTCTCCACAGGAATTAACATTAAAAACCTTCATAACGTTATTTTTGCTTCTCCTTCTAAATCAAGAGTACGGAATCTACAATCTATCGGAAGAGTCCTGAGGAAGGGGACAAACAAAAGTAAAGCGATCTTGTATGACATTGCTGATGATTGTACGAAAGGATCTAGGAAAAATTATACGTTGAATCATCTAATAGAAAGAATCAGAATCTATAATGAAGAAAACTTTAATTACGACATTATGACAGTCAATCTAACAAGATAAATATGGAAGACGATTTCT